CGACCACATCCGCCACATTTACCGCGCCGAAAAAGACCTTGCAGCGACGGCGCTGATACGGCTCTTGCAATGCAACCGATACAAGTTCTTGCGCCACACCGCTGAGGCTGATCGTGATTGCCTTGGCCGACAGATCGGCAACTTCTGCCAGACCTTCAATGTTCAGCAGCGATCCGGCGCCGGTGTAGGTGTTGCTGTTGATCGTGCGGTCGCCATAGCCGGTCCACAGGCGCACAGTGCCGCTGTCAAAGGCAATCTCGACCGCGTAGAACGGCTGAACCTCTTTCTGCGCCAAGGCCGTCAAAAGCGCGGCTGGGACGGTTCTGGACATTAGATCGCCTCCATCGCGCCAAACGTGATGCCGTAGATGCTGGCCTCGTTGATCGACCAGGCTTGCTCATTGCTGTTCAATCGGAACAGACCCTTGGCGTTGGAAATCGTGGCCGTCGCAGACGACCGAGCCACCCGAAGCGCCGGCCAGATTTCCAGATCAGCCGCCGATCCTGTGCCGGTGTAGTTGACCAGCACCTTGTGCAGCGCAGCGGTCGAGCCGCTGCCAAGCTGGATGTAGTCACCCGCCAGCAAGGTCTGGCCTGCCGTGACAGTCGCACTCACGGTGTTGTCGCCAGCCGAGCCTGTGACGGTGCAAGAAGTTGCTGTGCCACGCAGAGAGGTGCGCAGCGGGTCGCCAAGCAGAAAGGTGCCGTAGCGCCCGCGCAGCGACAGCAGAAAGCCCAGCCACTGCTCTGCGTCGGCTGTCTTCATTGGCGGCAAGGTCACATCAGCCTGCCACATCTGGCCCTGGTAGGCGTGCGCTTGGCCTGCGAAGGTGAAAGGCGATTGACTGTAGGCAACCGCGTTGACCGCGCGCAGTTCGATCTGTGCGATGCCTGTGTGGGTCGGTAGAGCGACGGGATAGGAAATAGCCATTATGCAAACGCCCTTCCGTAGCTGCCGCCGCGCCGCTTGGCGTCAGCCACCGCCTGCTTCGCGCTTTCCGCGATCTGCGGCATGAGTTGCTTGATCTCGGTGCGCACGGTTTGCTGCACGCCGGTAGAAATACTGATGTTCTGCACGACGTTGATGGTCTGCCCGCCATCACTCATCTGATTGTTGGGGATCACACGGCCAGATGTGCTTGGAATAAGCATTTCTGGGCCTTTTTCACCAACGATATATGGCTGGTTGCGGGAAACCGCACCACCTTGTGCGCGCACGCCGATAGCCTTTGTTAGTATTTCTGTGCCTTTGCCGCCACCAAATCCCAAGAATTTGGTGATACTTGCGACAGTGCGCTGCACAACAATCACGCGATATAGTTCAGCGATGATCTGTCGCGCCATGTCTCTGAACGCGTCTTTTGCAGATTTAGTGCCATCAACCATAGACATGAATGCGTTTTCCATGTTGCTGGTGATGCTCTGTTCAAGACTTTGAACCGCCTTTTCTGTGTCAGACAGTTCATCCTTTATCTTACGAACCGATGTGCTTCCACTTTCCCCAAGTGTCTCAAGAAGATAGGTGGCTTCTGCCATTGATATTTTGAATTCCTCAGAGGCAACCAAGGCATCGACAAGATCACGGGGCAACTGCCCAGCATTCAAGTCTCGCGCCATCTGTCCAATTCGATCAATCGCGGCAGTCTGTTCTTCGAATGTTGTTGCTTGTCCAAGGGTGCGGAAAGCATCGCCGATTTCTCTTACCTGCGTGCTAGTTTTTGCACCAAATGCTTCACGAATGGCTCTATTTGCCTGATCTAATGGCGTTCCAATGCCAGTTACGGTTCCGCCAAATTGATCTACAATATCGTCAAGCCCAGATATTTGCTCGCGCAAAACTGCTGCCGCCTGTATCTCACGAAGATACATAAGATTATTTGCGGCGTCTCTGACTTCATCGCCAAGGTCGCCATATTTTGCCGCCAAATCAGCAGCTTCCATTCGTGCGATCTCAGACACACGAACGTAATCGGCCATGATGCTATTGAGACGATCTTGACGGTCTGACAGGGTTGATACAGACCCACCAGCCCTTTCGGCTGCTACTGCATACGCAGAAAAGATTGCCACACCGGCACCAAGAACAGCGCCGATAGGGCCAAAGATGCCGAGCATCTGAGACCCTTGCTGACCGAACGCCTGCATTTTGCTTGTGCCATTAGCGACCTGCACTGCATAGTCACCGATCTGATAGCCAAGTTGCTGCAATGCGCCCTTGGCAAAGCGATTGGCAGACACAGCGGTTGCATTGTATTGACTTGAATGACGCCGAAGCTGGTTTGTCGCTTGGTCAATGTTAGAGCCAACGCGACTTACCTGTTGCTCAACTTGCTTGAGCGGGGCAAGTGCGCCCTGCACCTGCGCGGCAACAACAATGTTGATGTCATTTGCCATTCTTGTCCCGCTCCTGTTTTAACTGAAAGTATGCGACCCACTCATTATACTCGCTTAACGTGATTTCCTCAATCTCACTGATGGTCTTGCCTAGATGCTCTGCCAGAGCAATGAGATTGAGGCGGAATGGGTCGCTTGTCAGTTTTTTTCGTGTTCCTCAACAGAATTGGCGCCAAAAACAGCGCCAAAGACTTTGGAGATGACATTAACTGGCTCACCCATCAAGATCGGCTTGTCCTCTAAAGTAAAAGCCTGATCACCCTTTTCATCTTCACACTTGATAATCAGGGTCTCAACCATAGCACCCATCGTCACGTTTGATAGGAAGTTTGGATGCTTACGTTGCACTTTTTCGATGTCGCGGGCCGTGACCGGGCCAAAGTAAAGGCGAAGGGGTTCATCCCCTTCGCCCCACTCTGGAACCTCGACCACCTCGCGTTGTTGATCTGCACGTTTAGCTGCGATCCGCTTGGCGATGCTCATTTGGTTGCCTCATTAGGTAACAGTGGTTTGCGTTAGCGCCCCGCTACCTTGCACCGAAATGCTCATTTCCACAAGTCCGTCGAAGGACGAGTTGATCGTGCGTCCCGTAACAATGGCCGTGCCAGTGTAATAGGTGTCGCCCGAAGTGTCGCCTTCAGGATAGAGGTTGAGCGTGACAGAAGCGCCGATGGTCAGCGCGCCTTGACCTGTCGTGTCGGTCTCGTCCCACAGCACATCAACGGTGCCTGTGTAGGTCGTGAGCGACGACTTATAGGTGCGCGCGGTGTCGCCCATCGTCGTATCTTCAAGCGTGTCTGCGCTTTCTTCAATGGAGAAAGAGCGGATTTCTGCAATCGCGTTGGCACCGACCTTGACAGTGCCTTCGCTACCCGTATGCGTAGCCATAATGGAGCCTCCTATCTGGCGGTCTCAACGTCTCCGATAGTTGTAACATATCGGATGGTGTAAGTTAAGCGAGCAACACCCACCGGGCGTTCAGCCTCGCCGTCGAAGTCGATCTCGGTGCTGGTCAGGATCGTATCCTTCACCAGCCCATTCAGCGTGTAGTCTGCCGCAATGGTTTCCTCAATCTCGACGCATAGCGCGTCGATAGTATCATCAAACGTATCGTTTACGCGAACATAAGCATCCACGTTCAATGATAATTCGCGCGCCAGGGTGCGCACGCCCATCGTCTGCAAGCCAGACGACTCGGAAGCTGTATAGACCGCCAGAGCAGGCAGATCAGGGCCAGTCAGCGGATAGACGCGCGAAGCATAGACCCGGTTCGATACCGAGGTCACGCCGGTCTTCAGGATGCTCTCCATCCGATCCCTGATGCTCTTGCGCACATGGGCCATTACTGCCGCTCCAACTGCACGACCGTGACGCCAGTGCCGTCATGCACCCACGCCTTGACCTTATATGTGACTGCGCCGATCACCATCGTCTGATCGTAGGTGATGCTGGGAACGTCTGCCGTGCGGCAGGTCAAGCGCGGCTGTTCCTCATGCACAGGAACGAAGCCGCCCGCATCGACCGGCACTGTCTCGTTGTCGAAGATGCCATTGATCGTGCCGCCGCCATACGTCACCGCTGTGGCGAAGTCGTCCACATCCAAGATGAATGTCAGATCATTCGCAAACGGCAGCGGCATCAGACCCCTCCGAGGGAACATGCTCTTCGGCATAGCCGCGCGCGATCAGCTTGTCAGCCAATACCGCGTCAACATCATGAACGCTGCCAGCCTTATGCTGAACGCCTTCCCACTGAGCCTTTTTCTTCAACTTAATCTGCATTGCGCTTGCCCCGACCGCGCTTGGCGACAACAGGCGCATCGCTAATTTCTAGAGCGACCGAACGATCGGCGACAGCGGACGATGCCTGTGGCTTTAAGGGCGCAGCCTCAACTCGCCCCATAGCGAGGAGTGCGCGGGCCACATCATCGGACAATTCAACAACATCACCAGCGTTAATACGCTGGCCCATTGCAACAGTCGATTTGAGGACAAGATACATTGCTTTCTCCGGCAGAGGTGTAGGGGGGCCGGAGAGACCCCCCCACGTTAGCATCAGACGCCGTCGTTGTTGAAGGCGAAGCTGACCGCGTGGCGAACAGCAACGTCAACGGTCTGCAACGCGACGATACGGACGGTGCCCGAGGTCGAAGCGGTGTAGGGATCGACGGTGATGTCGAGGCCGCCATACATGCCGATCAGCAGGTCCGAGAAGTTGCCGAAATACAAGTCGCCGGCGGTGACTTGGTTCGACACGATGGCGCGGTAGCCGTTCATCGTGCCATCGGGCGCGACAACGAACTGGCCAGAGCCAGCGTCCTTCACGGTGGTCTTCAGAGCGCCATACATGGATGCGGGCAGGATGTAGGCCAGATTGCCCATGAGGGCATTATCTGCGGCCACTGCCGTTTCCATTGCGACGACTTCGGCAAAGGTCGGGTTAGCGGCAGCGAACGCGGTCGGAGCATTGATGCCCGAAGTGTTCTTGATGCCGGTGGGCTGACCCGAAGAGCCGGAGCCTTGCAGAGCGCCGTTGTCGATTGCCAGCGCCAGACCGACCGAGAGGTCGTTACGGACGAGGGCTTCGATGTCCAGCGAGGACTGCATCATCATCAGGCGGGTGATGTCGGTGAAGGCGCCGAGCGTCTTGGGCGACATCGTGACCTGGCCGAAGGTCGGCTCCGACTCGGAGGCTGCGCCACCTTCCGTCGAAATCCAGCCTGCGGTCGAAGCTGCGGTCTTGCGGGGGATTTTGACATCGCCCACGAGGCCCGTCAGCATGGTCGCGCCAGCTTGCATGACCGACGAAGCGTTGCGCAGAACGTCGATGAAGTCACCACCGCGGTAGTCTTCCGCGATCATGGCCGAGTCATCGGAGGTGTTCAGGTCACGCTTGGCCCACGAACGGCGAACGTCGGCAGGGATATAAAGACCCTGTGCGTCGATGCCATCGCGCTTGGCTGCTTCTGCGGCTGCTTCAAATTCGAAAGCAGCGGCTTCCTGCGCCTTACGGTCGGTCGGGTTTGCCATCGCACGGATAGCCTTCATCAGCGAGAAGTTACGAACTTCTTTCTGGCTCAGGCCGATTGCGCTGTCGTCCAACGGCTTGCTGCCGATCACATCGAGCAGTTGGCCGCGGAACTCTGCCAGCGAAACGCCCTTGTGGACGGCTTCGTCAGCGAGGTCGCGCTTGTTGTGCTTGGCTGCGAGACGGTAAATCTCGGCAGTTTCTTTGGCGGCGGCGCGGGCAGCTTCGGCCTTCACCGCTTCCATATCGATCTGAACTTGGTCAGACATGGTAGCCTCCTTAATGGGAGTTGCAGGTTGGGTTTGAAGGTCGTCCTCTGCGCTGCGACCAACGCCGACTGTCCTGTCAGCAGGGATCGAAACAACAGATACTTCCATTGGTGTCCAAGAAGAGACCCGGTAGCGATCCTTGCCTTCCTTGTCCATTTTGTTGACCGAATAGCCAACGCTGATGTTGGAGCGGATACCGTCCACAACATCGTCGAAAACCTCTTTAGCAAGTCCGTTCTTTCCAAAACGAACAGTCGCCCGCAATCTACGGGCCGAGCCATCAAGGCTTACGCTCTCCACCACGCCAATCTGCTGGCGTGGGTCGTGATCAAGCAGTAGCGGCATACGGCCAGAGCGCGCGAACGCCAGATCAATGCTGCCTTCTGCATGGTCAAGAATTTCTGCGCCGAAGCTGCGCTCAACAGGCTCTTCGCTGGAAACAGCGATCTGCACGGTGCGCTTATCTTCGTCAACGACCTTGGCCGATCCGTCCATCGCGCGGGTCTGCATGTCTTCGCGGCTGAAGCGGTCTTTGTCTTTATAGCCGCGCTCTGCGACCTTGCGAAGCGTGCTGAAGCGATGGCCGACCATTACGCCAGATGCAGCCCAACCGTCTTCACCTTCGCGGTAGACTTCGATCAGCGCAGCCGGGTCTTCTGCATCGCCATTGATCACGACATCGGCATCAGGCACATCAATCTGGCCGTCACGCTCAATGCGCTCGACACGCCCGTATGCCTCACCGCCAGAACTGTCCCATTCAACGTAGTCGCCCACGCTGAGTTCTTCCGGCTCTGCTCGCCCCTCATCAGTCATAGCCTGATCCTCACTTTCGCTGTCGATCATACCAGAAATAGTATCATCCTGCATAGAGCGCTCATCTGACCCGATTGCAGGTTCAAATTCAATGGCAGTCAGATCATTTTCACGCAGCCATTCACGAGCCTCTGATGCCGTAAACGCTTCAGCGTCAAATCGCACAGATTGCAGTTCGCTTTCGCCATCAAAAAGCCCGAAGATAAAATCAACGCCAGCGCCGCCAGCATTATTTTCACGACGGAAATCCTGATACTTGTCAGGATCTCGAATGCGCGCTGCATGTTCATTCGGATAGGGGCGCATTTCTTCAGAACGCTCATCGTCAAGACGCTCAACGATCTCGCGGCTCCAAGAAAAGCCAGCATCTCCACCCCAAAGACCCCAAGCGATACGGCCATTGCTGGGATAGCCTTTCTCACCGGGGCGAAAGCCTTCTGCTTGCTTATCAACCTCATGGCGGCTGAAAAAGCTGAACATCCGCTTTACAGTGTCTTCGGACAGGTTCTTGCCATTCACAATGTCACGCGCGCGGGCGATGCCAACCTCGGTGCCGCCACGACCGAACTCACGCCGCCACTCAAGCGCGCGCTCTGCTTCTTCGATCATTCCTTGCGTGGGTTTATACGACATCATCGCCGCCTTCCACTTGTGCAGGCACAGGCAGTTTGTCTCCAAACGGCTCATAGGCCATGTTCAGGCCGTAGCGAGCCGCCATCTCCTTATCGCGCTGGATTTGCGCAAAGGTCTCTTCAGCGTCGCGTCCGTAATTGGCCGCAATGTCGCTGTGGCTCAAGATGCCGTTCTGCAAGCCAACAACAGCCGCGTTTATTTCCTTCAGCGGGTCAACCCACTGGAAGCCGCGCGGGCGGAACGTGAAGTTCCTGCTGAACTTCTCATACTTGCCCA